CACATTCTGGATGCATGTGGACACCACGCCGCTGATCGCGTTCCAGATGGTGGACACCACGCCGCTGATCGCGTTCCAGATGCTCGCCCACACGCTCTGGATCGCGTTGAGGACGTTGCCGATCGTGGTCTTGATGCCGTTGATGATCGGCGTGAGGAACGCGACGATGCCGTCCCATGTGGTCGTGAAGAACGATTTGATCGCGTCCCATGCGCCCTGCCAGTCTCCCTTGAGGAAGCTGAGGAACACGACGATGACTGTGCGGATCGCGTTCACCACGGTCGAGATGCAGGAGCTAATCAGCCCGAAGATCGTGGACACGACGTTGTAGATCGCCGTCCATACGGTGCTCCATACGGTGTTCGTGCTGTTCATCTGCTGGGTGATGAACGAGAGTATCCAGCCGAACGCGGTGTTGATGCCGTTCTGGATCGCCTGCAAGGGTGCGACGATGAGCGCGCCGATGACGGTGAACACGTTGACGATGAAGTCGCGTATCCCGTTGAATATCGTCGTGGCGGTCGTGCTGATGCCGTTCCAGACGCCGGACAGGAACGAGGTGATCGACGTCCATGCGCTGGTGATGCCGCCGCTGATCGCCGACCACAGGTTGGCGAGGAATTCGCCGAGCCCGTTCCATATCGCCTTAGCGCCCTCCACGAGCGCGGCCCATGTCTCGGACAGCCATGAGGTGAACGCGGCCCATGCCTTGCGCCCGGCCTCGGTCTGGGTGAAGAACCATGCGAGCGCGGCCACGACGGCCGCGACGGCGACGGCGATCGCGCCGATGGGGTTGGCGGCTATGACGGCGTTGAACGCGCCCTGCACGGCGGTCGCCATCTTCGTGGCCGTGCTCCATGCGGTCTGTGCGGTCTTGACGAGGCTCAGCCCTCCGGCCATCTGTTTGAGCATGGCGACCGGGCCGCCCAGGTCCGTCATGAGCATGATGCCGTTGCTGACGCCCTTGGCGGCGGTCGTCACCGTGTTCATGGTTCCGGTGAGCGCCTGCAGACCGCTGTTGAGCGCCTGATAGCCCTTGACTGCGGCGAACGCCGTGCCGATGCCGATGATGATGGGCGCGAGTTCCTTGCCGTGCCGGACGAACCAGTTGAGCGTGTCGGCGACGAGTTTGATGCCGTTGGCGAGACCGTCTGGGGGGATCATGTGCGCCCAGTCGATGACCATGTTGACGACGCCCATGATCGCGTCCCGAATGGTGTCCCATGCGCTTTTGAACGCGGTGATCGCGCCGTTTTCCTCCAGTTTGGAGTAGAGGCGCTGGAACCAGCCGATGAGCCCTTCGATGCCTGCCTGGACGACGGGCACGGCGTTGGTGACGCCGTCGGCGATCCAGCTCATGCCGCCGGTGATGGCGGGTTTGGCGGTGTCGAGCACGCTCGCGCCGAGCTTGACGAACGCGGCTTCGAGGTTGCCGGTGGCTCCCTCGATGGTGCTGGCGCTGGTGGCGGCTTCCACGGCGGCGTCGGTGAAGCCCAGGGACATGATCGCGTCGTTGAATTCCTGTGCGGTGATCTGCCCGTCGGCCATGGCGTCGCGGAAGTTGCCGGTGTAGGCTCCGGCTTCCTTGAGCGCCTGTTGGATTTTGCCGCTTGCGCCGGGGATCGCGTCCGAGAGCTGGTTCCAGTTCTCGGTCGTGAGTTTTCCTTGGCCGGCGGTCTGGGTCAGTACCATCGCCACGCTTTTGAAGGTGTCGGCCGATCCGCCGGCGACGGCGTTGAGGTTGCCTGCGGCTTCGGCGAGCCGGTCGTAGTTGGGCACGCCGTTGGCGGCGAGCTGCGCGGTGGTGTTGCGGATGTCGTTGAGGTCGTAGACGGTCTTGTCGGCGTAGTCCTGCGTGCTGGCGGTGAGTCGTTTGATCTGCTGTTCGCTGACGCCGGCGAAGTTCAGTGTGCTGGCGAACTTCTGGGCGCTGTCGGAGGCGCTGGTGATTTCGCCGGACAGGCCCATGAACGCTTCGATGGCCTTGCCCGCGACGCTTTGCGCGATGCCGGTGATGACGCCGAGTTTCGCGCCGAAGCCGCCGGCGAAGCCGTTGCCGGCTTTGATGCCGGCGGTGTTGCCAGCGGTTTCCGATGCGCTGCCGAACGCCGATTCGATGGCCTTGCCGACGCCCTTCATGCTGGGCACGACCTGCACGAACGCGGTGGCGATCTCGATTGCCATGTTATGCCTCCCTGATGGTGGTGCGCGGTGCGGCCAGGTATGCGTTTAGTTGTTCGTCGTCCATCGCCATGACCTCGCCTCCCGTGGCTTCATGCCGGACGGTGCCGGGGCGTTGGAGTTGTCCGCGCCAGCGCGCGCCCTTGCGTGAGGCTTCCTTGGTTTTCGTCCAGGCGAGGAAGGCGAGGCTGTCGCGGATGTCGGCGAGGAGGTAGGTTTGGTCGTCCCATGCGAGTCGCGGGTTGATTTTTTGCCAGATGATGGCCTGGCGGGGCAGGTTGGCGGCCAGTGCGGCCGCCAGGTTGGCGGGCAGTTCGCCCGTCCATATGAGGTCGGTGTCGAGCCCATAGAAACGCTGGAAGTCCGCTTCGAGCGCGTCGGGCGCTGTGGCGAGCATTCCTATGAGCGTCAGGAGTTTGGGGCGACCTGTTCGAGGAGCTGGGCGATGAATTCGCTGACCTTGTCGATGCTCACACGGCCGGTGTCGGGGTCGCGCAATGCGTCCTTCATCGCCGTGTACCGCCCGCCGCACAGCTTCTTGAGGAAGGGGACGATGGCGAACGCGCCGGTGCCGTCTCCGGTCTGGGCGGTCTGGAGGTCGTAGAGGTATTCGACCATGTCGAGGTCGTTGAAGATCGCGGGGCTGATGGTGACGGTGACGCCCATGACCTCGACGGTCTTGGGCTGGTTTTTCGGTGTCTTGTGGTCATGCGGCTGCTTGGCTGCCATATGCGTGTCCTTTCAGAGGGGGTGCGCCCGCCGGACGGCGGGCGCTGGGTGGAATTCACTTGCCGAGCGAGGCGTCGGCGATCTTGGCGATGTATTCGACGCTGGTGGCTCCGTTGATGAGGTCGCTCGGGTTGGCGCTCATGGTCACGCCGTAGCCGATGGCGTCGCCGGCGCTGTAGGTGGTGTCGTCGAATTCGGTGATGGTGCCGTCGGCGACGACGATGCGCTTGACGCGTTTGCCGGTCATGGCGATCTCGAACACGAGCACGAGGCTTTCGCCGGACGGGATGGCGTGGTAGACGGTGAGCTTGTCTGCGGTGCCGGTGACGTTGGCGGTGCCGAAGCGCAGTTTGAGGCTGGCTTCGTTGGTTTCGATCATGTTGAACTGCCATGTCTCGCCGTAGCCGCTGATCTCGGAAAGTACCTTGATGCCGCCCATCTCGTTGATGTCGGTGGTGTCGGTGTCGGTGGCGTTGGTGACGCCGTCCTCCGACAGGTAGCCGACGCAGGTGTAGGTTGTCGGCAGGGCGGTGGTGGCGTCGGTCGGCAGGGCGGTTCCTGCGGACGCGTAGTAGAGGCAGCCGGTCTTCTTGGGCTTGCCGAGGCTGACGTTTTTCTTGTTGTTGTGGTTGGTTTCGGCCATGATGGTGCCTTTCGGATGGTGCGGCGTCGTCTTATTGGGTGGCGGCGTCGAGCTGGATGGTGATCTGGTATCGGGGTTGGGGCGGCGGGCCGGGGTCGGGGAAGTCGATGACGCTTTCCACGCTGACGGCGGCGATGGGGTCGAGCAGGTCGAGGTCGAGCAGTCGGGGCAGCACCTGGCCCGTGGCGAGCTGGGCGGCCTGCCATCGGCTTTCCGCCCATGCCTGCACGGCGATGGTGGGATGGCTGCTGTATTCGTTCTCGTTGCCGCCGACGCGCTCGATGGTGACGAGCCTCTTGGGTCGGTCGGCGGGCACTTCGAGGTATGCGGTCAGCCCGTCGCCGTCGGGGTCGGCGTCGATCCAGTCCTTGACCGTTTTTTCGAGGTTGATGCTCACTGCTGTTTCACCGCCTTGAGCAGCGTGTTGTGTTTCGCGTTGTCGAACGCGGCCGCGACGCTGCCTTTGGTGGTGGCGAGGGCGACCGCGCCGTGGTCGGTGGCGTGGGCCACGGCGTGGTCGTAGTGGGCGTTTTTGGTTTGGGCCAGCTCGTTGGCCGTGTCGGCGATGCGTTTTGCCTGCTCGGTGATGACGTGCATGGCTCCGGCGGATTGGCGGACTTGGCGGAATCCGGCGAGGTTGAGTTTGACTTTCGCCATGCGTTGCTCTCCTAGCCTCTGATGTCGGCGAGTTCGACGGTGAGGTTCCAGCGGGTCGGGGTCATGCCGCCCGTGTAGGGGCGGGGGTCTCCGATCACGGTGTATTCGACGCCGTCGATTCTCGCCTTGGCCCCGCGCAGGCTCCGGTAGGGCCATGCGCGGGGCATGTGGATGGTTTTCGCGGTGCGGATGCCGTCGGGGCGGATGCCGTCGGTGAGGTTCGACTGGCCGCCGTCCTGTATGAGCACGTCGTCCACCTGTTCCTCGCTGATGTTCCAGATGATTCCGCCGCCGGGGTCCTCGCCGGCTTTGACGCGGTGGATGAGGGTGATGGTCTCGCCTCTCATGCAGCGACTCCGGCCATGTCGTAGGCCCATGCCTCGCCGTCGCCGCCCAAGGCTTCCTTCTCGCTCGTGGTGAGGTAGAGGTCGCCGGCCGGGTTGGCGTAGCTCAGGCTTTCGCTGTAGCTGCCGGCCGTCTGGGTGGATTGGGTGACGCCCGACATGTCGGGGCCGGCCTGCATGGCTCGTTTGACGGCCATGCAGGCGATGCGCTTCAACGTGTCGGGCTTGGCGGTGTGCCACTGCGGGCAGGTGGTGCGGATCATGTCGCTCGCGTCCTGTAGCAGCGTCTCGGCGCGGGTTCGTTCGTCGCCGGTGAGCGCGTGCCATCGGGCTTCGAGGTCGCCGACCTGCGCGAACGGCTTCTCGTCGTCCGTTTCGTCCTCTCCCCCGCCGTCTGACGTCACGGTTGTGCCGTCGGACAGGTTGAGCGGGGTGCTGGGGTATCCGTCCATGCGGGGTCTCCTTAGGCGAGCAGGCCGGCGGCCTTGAGCTTGGTCAGCATGGAGTTGACCTTCGCTGTGATGGCCGCCGAGTCGGCGGATGCGGCGAGCTGCGCTTCGGCCGCCTGCTGGAGCACGCCGCCGCGCGAGGCGGCGGTCGGCGCGGGCGGCGTGAACGTGGACGGCTTGCCGGTGATCGCGCTCCATGCGATGGTCGCGACGCCTTCCGCGAACGGGGTGCCGTCGGGCTTGACCAGACGCACAGGGATGACGAAGCCGGCCTCGTCGGCCTCGTCGGTTTCCTGTACTACGAGCGTCTGGGTGAGCGGCGCGGCCATCACTTGGCCGCCCTGCCGGTGCTCGACGTCTTCTTGAGCACGGCGATGCCCTTGGGGTCGAGGATCGCGTAGGAGTACATGGCCTCGGTGCGGTAGGCGATCTGGTTGACGCCCTTGAGGTCCTTGCCGGTGTTGTCGGGGTCGCCGTATTCGATGATCTCGCTCCAGATGTCGCGCACCATGCCCCACTTGATGAGGCGGAAGTCGCCGAGGAAGGCGAGGATGCCGGTCGCCGGGGTGATGAGGCGGCCGTTGACCGTGCCGGACGTGGCGGCCGGGATGCCGTCGAGGCTGCCAACCTGAAGGTTGATCGGGATCTCCGGGTAGAAGCGCTGGCCGGTGGAGGGAACGCGGATCTTGCGCAGCTCGTTCGCCATGGTCTTGGACAGGGCGATGCCGTTGATGTCGTACTCGTCGCTGACGGCCTCGGCGAGGCTGTCGATGTCGGCGACGCGATCGTCGGTGGCCGTCACGCTGACCGCGCTTTTGGCGAGCGCGTTGAAGCCTTCGAGGGTCGTTTTCTTCTTGGGGTCGAAGGCGTGGTAGATGACGTAGTCGAGGACGCGGCCCATCGCGGCGGCCTGGTCTGCCTGGATCTTGCTGATGATCTCCAGTTTGGCGTCGTCGTCGGCCCACTGGAGCTCGTTGCTGAGGCGGGTGGTGGTCTGTACCTTGAAGCGTTTGCCGACGACCGGAGTGAGGGTTTCCTCGTAGCTGGACTTCTGCGCGCCTTCGGCGACGACCTCGGCTTCGGAATTGCCGGTGAAGACCATGTAGTCCTTGTCGAGGAAGAGCTGGGGTTCGCTCGGGGACAGTGCGGCGATGGTGCTGGTGTCCTTGGCGCGCTTGGTGATGACGGTGGCTACTTCCTTGGGGAGCAGCACCTTGCTGGTGTCGAGTGCCATGATGATGGTTTCCTTTCGGATGGTTGGTGGCGGTTAGTCTTTGTTGCCGAACAGGGTGCGCACGTATGCCTTGGCTCGTTCGTCGGCGGTTTGGCCGGCGGGGTGCTGTGCCGGGTTGGGCACGTTCGGCAGCTTCGGCGCTGGGTGCATGAGCGGTTTGAGGATGTCGGCGTGCGCCTGGATCTCCTCTAGGGTGCTGCCGCGCAATGCTTCGGCCGGGATGCCGGTCTTGGCTGATACCTGCGTCTTCCATTCGGCCTGCTGTTCCTTGGCCTTGTAGGCGGCGACCTGCGCTTCGAGTTCCCGCGTGCGCTTGGCGGCCTTCTCGGTTTCGCTCATTTGGGATTCCTTGAGCTTTTCCAGCTCGTCGGCGGCGGCCTTGTTGGCCTTGGCCTTCTTTTCCCAGTCGCGCGAGTGGCCGAGCGCTTCCTTGTATTTGGCTTCCCAGTCGGTCGGTTCGGTGCCGTCCGGGTCTCTGGGTGGTGCTGTGCGGCCGGTGTCGGGGTCAGTCGTTCCGCCCTCGGCCGGTGCGGCGATGAATCGGATGGCCGGTTGCCAATGGTTTCGAAGCATGGTGTCCTCCTTGCGATATGGCCCTTTTCGGGCATTAAAAAAGCCATCCGTGCGGATGGCTGTAGTGGTGGGTGCAGGATTCGAACCTGCGTGGCAAAAGCGGCCGCTTTACAGGCGGCTCCATTCGGCCTCTCTGGCAACCCACCGGATGGTATACTGATATTGATAAGCGCCCATGCCGGCACCTTTTTGGAGCAGGCACCGGCGCTTATTTCACTCGTATAAGTCTGTTGTCTTTGGTGAGCGCATACACCATGCCACGGTTGTATCGGTGGCTCTGTTTGATGAATCCGATCAGCGCGTCGTCTGTCATATTCGGGTTTTCGGTGTTGTCGATTATCATTCTGACGGCATCCGGCTTATCGCTGGCGCTGCGCATGTATTCATCGACGCCCCGGAATCCTTTGATGCTTTGAGGTGTTTTCAGTTCCGTGCCGTTGTCCAGATCAGCCAGACCTTGCTTTTCCGTTCGTCCTGTTTTGGGGTTGAAGACAGGCCGGGAATCTACTTGAAAATGCGGTGCGATGCCGAATGCTTTTAGTCGTTCCCCGGTTCGTATCTCCCAAGGGCGGTTTTCTTCGGATTCGATCCTGGATTTTTCATCAGGGAAGGTGACTTCTGGCTCTGTGCCGTCGTAGAGCCATTGGCGGTCTCTCCAGCCCATTTCGGAGACGATGCGGTGGGTGGTCCATTCATCGTATTTGTCTATGTCCTTGTCTTTTTTGCCGTTGGCTTTCATTTCGGCGACGTATTTGGCGTATTCGTCGCGGTTGAGCATTCCGGCGATGGTTTCGCGGCATTGCGTGTAGCGTCTCTTCATGCCGTCGGGGTCGTATCCTTTGACTTTGGCTTCGCCCCAGCTCGAGACGATCTTGCAGTCGTCCAATGGGTGGAATCGGTTGCCTCGCCCTCCGGCCTTTTCCTCGCTCCAGTAGACGAAGCCTCTGGATGCCATGAGGATGCAGAAGGCGCAGGTCGGCCCGACCGGCACGCGCGCATAGCGAGGCTGTGAGGGGTCGTGCTCTCCATTGAATTTGGAGGTGAGACGGGCTGTGACGCCTACGATGTCGGCGGCGAGGTTCATCCACTCATCCTGGCCGTACCCGTCGGTTTTCATGGCCCAAAGATCATCCATTGTTAACCCTGCGCGGCTTCGGTGGTTGATGACGTCAACGAATTTGAGCCCTACGTGATCGGTGCTGTTATAGCCGCCGACGATCTGCCAGAACGCGCGATCGGCGCTCACTCGCGACTGTTCGTAGGCTGGCAGGTTGACGCCGGCCGCTTCTGCCCAAGCGGACCGTACCGCGTCATAGTAGTCGTTGGCTACCTGATTGGCGCGGTCCGCATAGGTTTCGAACACTTCGGCACGCAGGTAGCGCAACGGGTCTTCGAAGTTGTCCCATGCGACGCCTGCGGCGAGCTGTTTGGCTTCGAGCGTCAGGTCGGCGAGCGCGTCCTGATAATCGTCCCAAAGGTCATCAAGATGGGTTTGGAATGCTTGCCGTTGTTGCGGGTTGAGATTGTCGAGCGGCAGGTTGGCTGGTTTGCTGTTCATTGGCGGCGGCCTCTCGATCGTCGGTTTTGGCGAGGGTGAGCTTGGCGCGTAGTTCGTCGATGGCGTTCTGCGTGCGCTGCTGTCTCTCGTAGGCCCTGTGGGCGTTGATTTCGTCCCATGTCAGGCCGGCGCGGCTCAGGCCCACGTCGCTGTCGGCGAAGGCGGGGTTGGTGGACGCGATCTTCTGGTACCAGTCGGCGCGGGCGGCGTCGCTGGCTTCCTTGGTGGGTGCCCAGATCGGTCGCAGTCGGCGGATGTCGGCCTCGTCCGCGCCCTGGGCGGCGAGCGCCATGGCGAGGATGCTTTTGATGCTTTCGCCGAAGCGTTTGTTTTGCCTGTCGGCGGTGCGGGCGAGTTTGCGTTCGGCTTCGGCCATGGCTTCGGCGCTGGCGGGGTTGTCCATGGTGATGCCGAGGTCGTTGACGGGGATGTCGGTTTCGCTGCTGACCATGAGGGCGACGGTTCTGAGCATGTCGGAGTGCGGCTGCATTGAGGCCTGTGTGAGTTGGCGCAGTTCGGGTTTTTCGCCGTTGCGTCCGGCGGGGATTCCGTTGATGACGCTGACGATGCTGCCCCATGTGTCGGGGCTTACTTGGCCTTTGTTGGCTCCGAGGAACCAGATGCGTGGTGCCGCGTAGAATTCTGCGGTCGCTTCCATGCGCACGAGGGTGCGCAGTCCGAGGTCGGTGAGGGCCATGAGCGGGCGGGTGATGCGGCTGGAGCCGAGGGGTCGGTAGAGCTGCTGGTCGCTGATGATCGGCACGACGGTGGGGTGGTCGAAGCCGGTTTCGATGCGTTCGGCCTGCCATGTGCCGCCGTTGCGGCGGCACAGGTAGACCTTGCCTGGCAGCCATACGTCGAAGCGGGTGATGTAGCCGTCTTTGTCTTTGTCGCGGATGGTCATGGCCGCGCCGATCCTGTCGTTGCCCCAGTCCCATAGGGCGCTGCTCCAGTCGGCGGCGCGGGGCGTGATCCGTATGTCGTCGCCGTCGCCGGAGATGGTCATGAAGCTGCATCCGTGCGTGTATGCGGACACGATGGCCTGCTGGATTTTCAGGCCGAACGTGTTCGCCGCGATGATGTCGTCTACCTGCGTTTGGAGGGTTTCGGGCGCGTCGATGCCTTCGAACACGGAAAGGTCGGCGAGCGCGCGGACGGCTTTGTTGGGCCATCCGATCATTGGTTTGGCGAGGGCTTTCATGGCCGGTGGGATGCTGTAGGCGACGCCTTTGTAGTGGTAGTGGGCGAGGTAGTAGCTGGTGCGCAGGGTGTTGCGCGTGTAGTGGCGTCGCCATTGTTTGAGAAGTTCGGTGATGGTGGGCTGGTCGTCGGGGTCCACTCCGGCGATGGTGTTGGCGTAGGCGCTTTCGATGGCGAGCCAGCCGGCTTGTCCGCGCAGGATGGGGACGTCGTCGGTGTTCATGATTAGTACCATGCTTCCTGTTGTGCGGTGGGGTCTCTTCTGGTGGTCATGGCCCCGTGGAGGGCGAGGGTGACGGCGTTGAGCGGGCTGATGTCGGTGTCGTCGTCGGGTCGGTTCCATCCGAAGAGGCCGTTTTTGCCGATGGGGCGTGTGGTGGCTTTGGCGGCGGCTTGCCAGAGTGGTTGTTGGCCGTCTTCGGGCAGGTGGGTGAGGGTGCCGTCTCTGAGCATGTCCTGGAGGCGGCCGCAGGCGCGGCCCATGTCGGTGGCGGCGGTGACGGTGACGGTGACGCCGGCTTCGGCGAGGTCTGGCAGGAGCGCGGTGGCGGGGCTTTGCCCGTCGATGACGAGCGCGGCGGTTTGTTCCCAGACCTTGTCGATGAGGTTGACGGCCCACATGGTGCCGTCGTGGTTGGTGTCCCTGTATTCGGCGAGTTCGATGTGGGCGGTGCCGTCGTCGTAGCGCATGCATGCGCCGATGGTCAGGCGTGTGCGGGTGGGGTTCATGTCGATGCCGAAGCTCATGACGCCGCCTGGGCGGCGTTTGTCGATGGTGGCTTCCTCCCATTGGCGGCGGTCGATGGCGCGGCTGAGGGCGTGTTCGTCCCAGATGCCGAGGGCTTCGCGCCGGAAGTCGTCGCCGGTGAGGTTTTCCCACAGGTTGGCGATGGATTCGTCGCTGGTGTGGGCCGGGTAGCTGGGGTTGGCTTTCCTCCATTGGTCGCGGTCGAGTGGGTCGGCGTCGCGGTCGGCGGCGTATTCGACGTAGAGGGTGCTGTGGGTGCGGCCGGCGCGTGATTTGTCCCTGAGGCGGGTGAACGCTTCGCCGTTGTCCCTTGGGCCGGGCGGGGTGCCCATGTAGATGGTCTGGGGGTTGTAGGCGCGGTTCTGGGTCGGCAGCATCGACGCCATCGCCGAGTCGGACAGGTGCTGGGCCTCGTCGATGACGAGCAGGGCGATCTTCTTGACGCCTCGCAATGCGCCGCGTTCGCGGGCGCGGAAGAAGATACGGCTGCCGTTGCGGAACCTGATCTCTTCCTTGCCGGCGGCCAGGGATATGCCGTGGTCGGGGTCCACGAGGCCGCTCATCTCCGGCCTGAGCACGATCGCGCACAGGCTTTCGAACGTGTCCTTGATGACGCTGAAGTGCTGCGCCGTCCACACGATGCGCATGCCGGGGGTTCGGGCGGCGCGGTGGATCGCGACCCAGCCGATGTCGTAGGTCTTGCCGGTCTGGCGCGGGATCGACAGCACGGCGTTGCGGGCGCTCCAGAAGCCGTCGGCGCTTTTCGCGAGGATGATCCGGTTGATCTGCCGCTGCCAGACGTCGAACCGGTCGCCCGCCGCCGCGGCGAGGTTGTTCAGGCTCGGCTCTCCGCTCGTATACAGGTCGTCGGGGATGATCTGGCAGGCCGCCCCGTCAATCCTCGTGCTCATCCAATCGTTCGTCCTCCGTGTCCAGGGCCTGCATGGCCGGATCATGCTCGTTCGACGCCTTGTCGATCGCCTCGATCTCGGCGCTCATGTCCGCCAAGCGTTTCGTCAGACTGGCGAGGTCGCGTGAGCTTATCGACCCTTCGTCGAGCTTTTCGGCGATCAGGTTGCGCATCGCCACCAAGAGCCGCCGGCGGTCCCCGGAAGCGGCGGCGTTGCTGACCCTGCGCGACCTCGAAGAGGGTTTCGACCGGGTGGTTTTCGGCGTTCTGGCGACCATGACGGCTCCTTGCCAAGTGTGGAAAAAAGTCCGGGGGAAAAACGGCCCTTTGCCCGTGGTGGCCGTCAGGGGGCCGGGTGGGGGCTACTCCCCACCCCCGAACCAGTCCGAGCATCGGATCGGCTGGCTTGGAGCCGTGGTGTCGTCGTGTCGCGGCGCCTCGCCGTGGGCGATGAGGTAGGCGACGCGCTCGCGTGCCCATGCCAGACCGTGCGTGCCTTTGATGGCGTTGCACCATCGATGCGCCGGACCGCTGTTGTCGTGCGTCAGGGTGCCGCCTCGCGCCAAGGGTATCGTCTCGTCGATCACGAAGCTGTACGGGTCGGGCGAACGCAACGTGTAGTCGATGGGCCGATAGCAGATGTAGCAGTCGGCTTGCATGTGCCGCCACCGCTGCTGCTCCAGCCTGCGCCGATGCCCGTTGCGTTTGCGCGGGTTGCCGCTCACTTGAGCCTCGGCTTGCTGCTGCACTGGCTGACCTCGACGCCGGTCCTGAACACGATCTCGTCGGCGATCAACGGCACCCACACGATGCCCAGATCGTCACGAGAAATCTCCGGGTAGGGCTGCCGGTCGGCCATCGCATAGGGGAAGATCACGCCATCCACGAGCACCCGCCCCCTGCGGGCGTCCACTTCGATACGCTTGGGATACAACGCCATGACACGCCTCCAATCGAACGCCCACACGAACAACAAACGGCGCCCGCCGTCGGGAAGCAGCGGGAAGAACCGCCGGCGAGACGTCTGTCTGCGGTGGTTTCTCGGGTGCCGCATACGCCGGTTATGCATGGTGCCGACGGCGGCTGGCGGATGGCGCGGGATTCGGACCCGCGAAGCATGAGGCTTGTCATGCTTGCCCGCCTAGCAAGCGGGTGCCTTCGGCCGCTCGGCCAACCATCCCGGATATGAGAAAAGCCCCGCCGGCATGGGCAGGGCTTTTCGATACTCCGATTACACGCGACAGCGTAACACGGAATCGGGTCAGGGTTCAAGCGTCGCCTGCGTCCCGCGCGTCCTTGGCTTGGGCGCACGCCAGCAATTCCAGAATGTTCCACGCCCAATAGGGGCCGTCGATGTGCCGCGTGCGGGGCATTTTGCCGCGCGTCCGCCAGTTCTTCAAGTCGTTGCCGCTCACGGCGACGCCAGTGTTCTCCCTGACCCATCGGGCGGCGTCGGATTGGGTGCGGGTGATGTGCATGAGGCCCGCGCGGCGCAGGTATTCCAACCGCACGCGCTTCAGATCGAGCCATGCGCCGCATTCGGGACACACCGCATACCGCGCGGAATGGGCGGCGTAGATCGGCGTGCGCACCGGTTCCCCATCATCCCCCAACGTGTTCAGGCAGTCGGGGCATACGCCGACAAGACGGCGCTCGTCGGCCCGCGTGGTGGCGGTTTCGACCTTTTCCGACAGTCGGATCAGGTCGGCGTATAGGTCGCCGGCCGTGTCGAGTCGTGCGAGGTCGTGCATGTGGTGCAGCAGCAGGCTGGTGATGTCGGCCCATTGCATGAGGGTGCGGGGGCGGCCGTATCGGTCGTGTCCGATCGGTTTGACGCCGAGCATGCCGCCGGTGAGTTGCAGGTGCGTTTCCACCGTGGAGTAGAGCGCTTGGGCGGCTTCGTTGACCGGTGGGGCCGCGTATGCCGCGTTGCCGTGGCGTGGCGAGCGTTCGCGGGTGGTGGCTTGTTTGTAGGCGATCTGTTGGAGGGCGGGCATGCCGGCCTTCAAGAGCCATGCGAGGCGTTTCGCCCAGTCCTTGACGCATTCCTTGCACAGGTTCGCGTCGCCGGCCGGTTTGCCGCAGGCCGCGCAAGCTCGTTGTTCCATCATCCCAGCCCTTTCGATGGTGCTATACTCACTTGTTGGACAATGCGAGCCTCTGCCGAAAGGTGGGGGCTTTTTACTTTCCCATAAAGCCGTTCCCGCCGTGGTGGATGGGCTGGGAATGGCTTGTTTTTCAACGGTTTGCTGGCGTTCCTTAACTTTCTCTTCTATTGTCGCCGATGCCGGCGGGTTTTTCCAGCGCGTACCGTGGTTCGAGGAATTCGGGGCGTTTCGGCTGCGCGGGTGCCGGGTGGGCTTGCAGGATGATGGCCTTCACCTCGTCGATGGGGATGCGCAGGGATTGCGCCGTCTCTTCGGGGCTGACGCCTTTGGTGCGCCAGTCCTCGATGATCCGCCGGATGCCGTCGGTGACTCTCACGCCCTCGCTCCTTCCTGATGGTCGAGTTGTTCGCGGCCCGATCTGGTAGGCCGTGACGTCGATGTCTATCTTCTTGTTCATTTCCTGTCCTTTCTTTGTCTGCTCATGACGCCGTATTGCCGGCCGCCCCATATGCCCTGCAACGGGTAGCCGTTGATGCGGCTATGCCCATCGGCCCACTCGCGGCACTCGCCTATGACCGGGCATGTCCGGCAGACTGCGAGCGCCGTTTTGGTTTTGGATGGCCGGGTGCTGAACCAGAGTTCGGGGTCGTGGCCGCGGCATGCGGCTTGATGTATCCAGTTCATGGGTTATCGGTCTCCGTCGCGGTAGGGGTTGATGTGTCGGGCTTCTTTCATGGCGTCGAAGCGGCCGTATCGTGCTTCCATGAGTTGTTTGCCTTCCTCGTAGGCTTGGATGGTTTCCGGGTTGGTGCGGGTGAAGGGTTCCACGGTGTCGCTGATGGCGTTGACATGCACGTTGGTGAAGCCGGCGGCTTCTAGGCGTTGCTGGATGGTGAGTGGGCTGTGGGCTGGCGTGTGGGCGGTGAAGCTGACCTGCATTATTCGAGGTTCCTTTCCGTGAGTCGTTTGGCTATGATCTCGCCGAGCGGGGTGATCTGCCATCTTCCCCATGTGACGTGTTCGATGCAGTCCCGCACCTCCAATGCCTCGAAGGTGCGCTGGTGGTTGCGGTCGAGCGGGTAGGCGCTGCCGTTCTGCCAGATTTCCAATAGCAGTTCTCGCATGGCCGTGGTGAGTCTGATCCGTTCGCTCATGTGAGGTCTCCCGTCGTGTCGTCGAGCACCTGACAGGTGATCGCGTCGATACGCCCGCTGGTTTTCACGGTCAGGCACAGGCGTTTCACGTCGCCGGTCCGCCGCACCTCCTGCGTGACGGTCTGCGCGGTCTGCTCGCCGAGCGGGGCCTGTTCGCCGAGCCCGTAGCCGACGGCCAGCGCCGCGGAACTAGCCACGATGATGGGCATGATCCCGACGATCACGGGTCTACCGTTCCTTCTCACTGCATTGCCTCCATTCCGTTGATAAAACTCCATGCGCTCGCAGCCACTTGTTTCCACCATTCGAGCTCGCGGTCGGCGATGCGCTTGCCGCTCTCGTACACGATCGGGCGCTCGCCGTTGTGTTCCCAGAGGTTGAGGGCGAGCCGGCCGATCCATCGGAGCAACGCGAGGGTAACCGGGTCGCGAAACTTGCCGTCGATGAGGCTGGGATGCGCCGAGTAGATGATCGTGCAATCGCTGTCGGTTTTGATGGCGCCGAGACTGACGGTGGTGCCATCGCTTTGGTCGCACATGATCCTGATGCTCGTCATGCGAGCGCCTCCGTCCGTGCGGCCATGATCGCCAACAGCGCCAACCGCCGATACTGCTCTTTCGCGTCCGGGTTCAACTTCGGCCACAACGGCTCCACTTCCTCGAAGCCCATGCCCGACGTACCCGTATAGACGGCGAGCGCCGCCATGTCGATCTCACGATCCGTGGGATTCCTCGTCGCCCCGGCCCTATACGCCTTCCGAGACGCCAAACATGCTCCGAGCCTCGTCTGGGCGGCGAGGCTGATGCCGTGGTTGGGGTAGGGGTAGCGTTCTTCGATTTCGTTGGTGATGATGCTGCTCATAGTGTTTGGTCTTTCTTGGTGAGGGACTGGTATTCGAGCTTGTATGGAGCGCCGGGAAGCGCAGGGTCTCGGCTGATGACGAGCCGGCCGATGGCCATTCCATTGAACGAGGCGGCGCACGCGGGGCAGATGTCGATACCGATTTCCTCGATCTGGAGGATGCCGGGGCGGTTGGCCGAGTAGCCGGACAGTCTGAATCGCAGCGCTTCGCGTTTGCTGGTTCCGGCGCCGCATTGGTCGCAGTAGATGCGTGTGCTCATTGTTGGTTCCTTTCGTGTTCGATGAGGCGGTCGAGGTAGGTGGTGTAGTCGTTGCGGTCTCGTGTGATGCAGTCTTCGACCCTGTGGGTGCCCGTGTGGCCTTGGTAGGGGTTGTGGTCGAGGGCTAGGTCGCTGATCCGGTAGGTGCTCAAATCGAGTTTCCGGTGGTTGGCGAGGGCTCTAAGCCAGTCGGGGTGGAGGTGCGGGGCGAGCTGGTTGGTGAGTATGTCGATGTCGTAGTCCACGTTGGTGCCGGCCGGGTGGAGCACGTACTGGGATGCCTCGGTGTTGAGGAATTCGCTTAGGTTGCGGGCCACGTTCGCGTATCCGTATTCGTTGGGTTCGGTTTCCATGACGGTGTCCAAGAGTCCGTTGTCGAGGTGCATGCGCAGCACCTTGGGGTCGAGGTCGTAGAGGCTCACGTGGTCGGGGCGTACCGGGCAGATGAACCGGTCGTGTTCCTCGATGCCGTCCATGCTGGTGACGATCATGCCGATCTCCAGGAGTTTCGCGTTGGTGCGGCTGATGCCGGTGGTTTCGGTGTCGATCCAGAGCAGCATGTGTGGTTTGGCTGGCGGTTTTGGCGGGTTGAGGGGTTTGCCGCTGACGGTGATGTCGTGTTGGGTGTTCATTCGTTGCCTTTCTTGATGTCGATATGGGCGGGGAGGTCTTCGGGTGGCGGGCAGGGATGGCGTGTGCCGTCCGCGTTGAGCTGCTGCCAGCCGCCTGTGCGGTAGTAGACGGGGATGGTGGCGGGGTCTTTGCCCATGTGGACGAGGTAGCCGAGCCGGTAGGCGCGCTTGGGGTGGGCGTGTACCCATCCGTGGCATCCTGTGGTGCCGCTGCCGCAGAGTTGGAGCAGGTTTTCGGGTTGGTGGAGCCGGTCGAAGGGGTGGCTTCGCGGTTCCCTGTGGTGGATGCTGTCGCCGCTCCAGTGGCTGCCGGTTTCCCGGTCGCAGATGGCGCATCGGTATCGGTCTCGCCGTTGTACGATGCGGCGGGTTTCGTCGGTGGGTTTGGTGCTCATCTCTGGGCCTTTCGTTGGCATTCGTTGATGATTTCCTTGGCTTTTTGTTCCGGGTCGATGCCGGTTTTGACGCAGGCCCAGAAGTCGGTTCTCATGCTGTCGGTGAAGGTGCCTACGGGCACGTGGTCTCGGATGTGGCTGGTGATCCACCGGTCGTCGATGACGGTGCCGTCGGGCAGCGCGTGCCGGTAGGGTTTCGGCCGGCTGGGCATGGTGTCCATGTATGCGCCTTGGCGCAGCCATCGGCTCATGTTGGGCGCGTATTTGGGTTCGTCGATGGTTTTGGCGTAGGCGATGGCACTGGCGATGAGCTGTCTGGGGTCGGCCGGCGGTCGGCCGTAGACGCCTTGGATGGCGAGGTTCCACGCCTTTTCGGCTTCGGTTTTGCTGCCGGTGTGGCGCGGGTAGGCATTCCATGCGGTCTCGAACGGGTCTTCGAGCATCCTGGCCTCGAGCTCGGCCATGGTGGTGCGCTCCGGCTCCGACTCGGACACCGGTGTCGGCGTCGGTGTCGGCGCGGAGGGGTTGGGGGAGGTTATATCGGTATGGGAATAGGTATAGGTAAGGGTGCTTCGTTTTTGCTTGCCGGTTTGCTTCGCGTTTGCTTCACCTTTTGCTTCGGCAAGTGCTTCACCTTTTGCTTCGTCCGGTTGAAGCATTTGCTTCGCGTTTGCTTCACTGTTGCTTGAGGCATTTGCTTCGTTTTTGCTTCGTCTCGAGCGGCCGGACGCCTTGCCTCCGGCACGGCCGGCGCGGGCGCGTTTTTCCTGTAGTTCCTTGGTGGCCGCGTACTTGCAGAGCATGGTGCCGTCCGGGTTGGCGGCGACGATCTCGAACACGTCCGGCTCGGTTTCGCGCCACAGGCCGGCGTCCACGAGCTGGCGGGCGAGCTTCGGGCTGCCGCCGAGCTTCCTGACGCGCTGCATGGTGATGGCCCCGTCGTAGTCGCCGTGGCGCAGCTGGCGTCCGACGTAGCTGCCGGCGAGAGCCCACAGGCCAATCGCGGACAATGGAAGCTCCTCGCATTGCGGGCTGTCGTAGATGCCGTCGTCGATCATGAACCAAGTCATGGTGAACCTCTCTCAATGTGTGGTTACTTGATCTCGCCGGTGTTCGGATCGACGGCCTCTCCTCCGTCGGTCTCGTCAGCATCGTCGTCGAGATCGGGATAGTCGGGCGCGCTTTCCTCGAACGTGGCGAGGCTGTCGTGGAGGTTGTCGTACAGGACCGCGCGGCGTGCGTCCTTCGGATAGGTGAGCAGCCGGTTGATGACCTCGGCGCAGTCGATGATGTGCTGCGCGAGCACGTCCGTGTCGTACACGGCCTCGGTGTACGGGTCGATCTGATGGAACTTGTCGAGGTAGGCGTCTTTGGTTTCGAGCTGCATCTTGTGGTTGACCGCGCGGCGGAAGTCCACGGCCGCCTGCTTGATCTTCGCGCACGAGCTGTTGAAGTCCAGCAGGCCCAGCGCGCTCATCTCGTCGGGTATGAGCGCGTCCTGAACAAGTCCCGAGTCCTTTTTCTTTGCCATGAGGGTGTCCTTTCTAGAATTCCGGTTCGCCGGCATCGGTGGTGAACGTGTCCGGCGTGTAGCCGCTACCGCCGTTGGCCCACGGGTCGGTTGCGGGCGGCTGAGACGGCGCGGTGGCTGGCCGTGGGCCGACGGGCGGGTTGCCTGCGGGGTTGCCGTAGGTGCTGCCGTAGGTGCTGCCGCCCTGATAGCCGTTGTGGCCGCCCTGTTTCGTGACCTGCGCGGTCGCGTACCGGAGGCTGGGGCCGATCTCGTCCACGGTCAGTTCCATGACGGTGCGGTTCGAGCCGTCATGCGCCTGATACGAGTGTTGGGAGAGGCGGCCTTGGGCGACGACGCGCATGCCCTTCGAGCATGATTGGCTGATGTGCCTGGCGAGGTCGTTCCACGCCGAGCAGCGCAGGAACAACGCCGTGCCGTCCTCGTACTGCTGCGTCCGGCGGTTATAGGTGCGGGGCGTGCTGGCGATCGTGAACGACGCGACCGGATTGCCGTCGGACAGGGTGCGCAGTTCGGGGTCGGCGGTGAGGTTGCCGATGATCGTGATGACGGTTTCGCCGGCCACTAGTCCTCGTCCTCCATGTCCTCGGCTGCGCCGCTCGCGATGCCCCATGCCACGTCCTCGCGGCGGCCGTGGCAGTGCAGGGCGAGGTCGGAGAGCGCCACATAGGCCATGTCGGCCACGCCGCGCATGTGCCCCAGCTCGGCTAGGGTCTCCCCGTCTTCCTCGGCGATGTCGTCGGCTCTTCCCTCGGTGCAGCCGAGCGGCCGGCCGGCCAGCTCCTTCGCCAAGCGTTCCTCAAGCGAGATAACGGTCATTTCATGATTCCTTCATCTGGTAGTCGGCCTTGATCTTCCACATGCACCGCGCGGTGATCTGCCGTCGGTCGCGGTCAACGACCACGTCGCCGACACGCGGGAATAACAGCGTGCGATCCCACTGCGGGTCGCTGTTGAGCCGGCGGATCGTGTCGATGAGCGAGTCCAGGAGCTCGCCGGCACCCATGTGCAAGGCCTCGTCGGTCAGGGGCCACTCGAACAGGCTGCACCCCTCTTCCCTGTAGTCGTATTCGTCCGGTGACGGCTGTGATGCCATGCGTGTTCCTTTCCTTGTGCGCGGAGTATGCGGGTTGCGGTCGCGCTGGCCCCGGTCGGGACGGCCTCAGGAGTCGAAGCCTGCCGTGTCCATCGCTCCCCGCTCGCACTGGCGTTCCGCGTGTCCTGTCAGTGGCGTGCGAGGGGGCGACGTTGACGCGATCGCAGTGGACGGCGGCCGAATCGAACGGCTTCCCGGTCTTTGCCCGCGCCCGCCTGACGCGAATCTCGACCGGGGGCGAACCTGCCCGCCCTTGGTGCGTCGCCGGTGGAGAGGACCGGCGGCGCGATCATTGAGAGAGGTGGTGTTAACGACTTGTTCCTTGTCGCCGCCCGCCATATTGGAAGGGAATGCAATGATGGCGGGCAAGTCTCATATGGTCAGCACGAGCGCGACCATGCCGGCGCGCCAGAACGTGCGAGCCAACGTGTCCGACGGCTTCCGACTCGCCTGAGACGGGTCGATGAGGGCGATGTCCGCAAGCTCGGCGAGCACGTACACCGCGAGTACTGTCCACTGCTGCCAGACGATCCCGCTCACTGTTCGTCTCCCTGCTCCTCGACGATGGCGATGAACAGGGTCGGCACGACGAGGAACGCCCACCACGCGGCCAGCCCATTGCCGAACGGATGCATGCAGGCGTCATGGGTGAACAGCCACACAATGCAGACGATGAACGATATGACGGCCATGAGGCCGATCGTGTACGGGTAGCGCTTGAACATGACGCCGCCCTTACTTGGTCTGGACGAGCGTGTCAGCGCCGTCCGGGACGACGACGAGCTGATCCGCGTTGGACAGAGCGTCGATATAGTGCTGTTTGAGCACGTTGTCGGTCAGGCTCTCGTTGAGCACGGCGTTGGCGTCGGCCTCGCCCTGCGCCTTGATCTTCTTCGTCTCGGCCTCGGTCTTGGCGACTTCCTGCTCGTTCATGGCCTTCTGCTTGTCGATCTCGGCGGCCTGCGCCTCGTTGTATTTCTTGACGATCTCGTCGCCGTAGCGCACGTCCTGCACGCTGACCTGTTCGACGGTCAGGCCGATCTTCTTCCACTTCGCCGCCAGCGCATCCTGCACGGCCTTCGTGTACTCGCCTCGGTTGGTGAGCATCGTCAGGGTGTCGAACCGGCCGGACTGTTCGCGGGCCACTGAACGCAGGTCGTTGCTGATGTAGTTCTGCGTGAACGTCTGCTGTTTGCCGTACTCCGAGTACAGGTATTCGGCCGCGCTCGGATCAAGGCTGTAGTTGACTTGGACGTCGATGTCCGCAGAAGCGCCGCTCTTGTCGTTGACGGCGACCTGCTTGCCGACCGCGCTGCCGCCGTCGTACTTGTAATCGGTGTCCTTGTAGAAGTTGATGAGGTTGTTACGGGTGTCGTATTTGATGACGCTCTGCCACGGCGTCTTCCAATGGAAGCCCGCGTCTTCGGAATGGCCGGCCAGACTGCCGCCCATGTTGCGGATGACCGCGACCTCGCCCACGTCCACGGAATACAGGCATGCGGGGATCAGCAGCATCAATCCGACGAGGCCCGGAATGAGGCCGATGCCGGCCCCCTTGACGTCGCGGGACATCGCGACGCAGGTGACGGCGGCGCTGAAGAGCAGCAGGACGATGGAGATGACGAACCAGATCATGAGGGTTCCTTTCAGAAGATAAGGCCCTTTCCCCGTGCCGGTAGGCTTGAAGCTGCAACACAAACAATCCGCTGCATGCGGGGAAAGGAAGTATTCAAATGGGTGGAGCTGCAAGCTGGGCGAGCTCAGCGGAAACGAAGTTCAAGCAGGCTCAGGCAAGCGCTAGAAATGCCTATGAGTCACGGATGACCGAGGGTCTAGCGGACATCGCCCAAGCGTTGTTCCAAATCGACTTACGGCTTGACCGGCTCGAAAAGAAACTGGACGGTCGGGGTTGAGCCTTGCCAGTTTGCGCTCGCTGATGACGTCGTGGCGTATGTAAAGGCTTTCCATGTTGAGCTGTGCGCCACGACGCTCATAGGCGTTACTCATTTCGTCTCCAACAGTCGGAGAATGTCGCCCAGCTCGCATTGCACGATTTTGGCGACGTAGACGCATGCCTTATGATGCGATTGATCGCGAAGGGGGTCCCCTGGAACAGGATCTCGGGAGGAAGAAAATCATTGACCGTTGGCAGTTCGGGACCGCTGTCGGCCGCCAATAGTGCGCCCGTACCGACCGCATCTACCATATCGCGCCTCCTGCTCTCATTATCAGCTGTCAGTTTAGCCCAACGGTTGAGGCGAATGTGACGTTTGGATATCGTCCGTCCAGCCGTTATCGAAGCTGCCCGGGCATAAGACCGACCAACCGGAGCTCCTGCCCAGACATTCCGCTTCGAATGACTAAATGATTATCCTATGACCACCTTGGACAACACGCAACACGCCTTATTTTCCAAGGGCTGTACGGCGTTTCTTCGCCAAATTCGTGAGTGTTAACATATTGGTCGTTGTCTCATTATTTGGACGGTTTTTTAAACACCACTCATAAGGCATGGACAAAAGAGGCCGGTATTCCACCTATTGAACACAGCGATGGCCCTCTTTTGTACGCCATGTGGACACCAAACCGTGCTAATGCAACAAATCTCGAATCTCCGACCAATTACAGCGGGATTCCGAGGTCATCTGCGCCCTCCAGATCCGAAAGACCATCAACGGGGAGCCGACCGGGATGGTCCCAGACCCCCGTCAAACGACCGCAGCGCAGGCGAGAACCATCATTCGCCACGTATCACGCCGTAGTCGTCATGGACGAACGGTGAGAAATCGTCCTTGCGCGGGCCGGAGGGCGCGTGGCGGAAACGATCGATGCCAAGCCGGCGCTCCGCCCGCAATCCGGGCACTTCAGTGAGATCGTACGGCGTGGTCTGATACACCCAGTTCAGCCAATTGCGCCACAGCAGATTCGCGTGCGATCGCCATGCGAACAACGGCTCAAGGTGCGGATCGTCATGCGGGAAGTAGTTGTGCGGGAACGGGACGTTGCTCATCCCCTTCGCCATGTCGCGCTCGTACTCCTCCTGGAGCGTCGTCTTGCCGTACTCCCAATGGCCGAGAGCGAACACTTCGGAGAAATCGCGAGTGGCGATCAGGCCAGGCCCGGACTGCGGACCCCAAGTGAGCACTTGCAAGTCGGGATTCGCCGCCACGTCGGCCTCGTTCACACCCGCCAGACGGGAGTGCGGCTGCAGCGCGATCTCGTCGAAACCATTGGTCAGGAAGCAGTACTCGTCCTGCAGGTACTGCGGGAACACCCCGAATATCTTCTCCGGCAGGTCGACCTTGCGCACGCCATACCGGTAGTTGAGCGCCCCCATCGCGCCCCAGCACAGGTACATGGTGGAGAACACATGGGCGCTCGCCCAGTCGAGAATCGACTTGAACTCGTCCCAGTAATCGACCTGGTCGAACGGCAGGTGCTCGACCGGGGCTCCGGTGACGACGAAACCGTCATAGTAGTTGTCGCGGAAGGCATCCAGCGTCTCATAGAACTTGACCAGATGATCGTGACTGACATGGGTCGGTTCATGGGTGGATGTCTTCATGAAGTCGATTTCGACCTGCAGCGGCGATTTGGAGATCAGGCGCAGCAGCTGCGTCTCGGTTTCGACCTTCTTGGGCATCAGATTCAGGATCACCAATTTGAGCGGTCGCACACGCTGGCGCTCCGCCTCGGGCTTCTCCAGGGCGAAGATGCGTTCCGAGTCGAGGATGGCACGCGCGGGCAGGCCGCTTGGGATCTTGATAGGCATGTTCTTATTATGGCAATGGCCGGGATATTGATACGCCGTCAGGTTATCGCCATGAGTTATGACCGGTTATCAATCCCGGCATTTCACTCAGCGCAAAAATCCGACACGCCGATTTGACAATCTCGCATTCTCCCCTCTCTTAGATAGAGCTGTTTGAAAACAGCCGGCGCGGGGTGGAGCAGCTCGGTAGCTCGCTGGGCTCATAACCCAGAGGTCACAGGTTCAAATCCTGTCCCCGCTACGAATCGCGGGAGGCCGTCACGAATTTATCGTGACGGCTTTTTGTTTCCTAGCAGCATTATTGCCGATTGGACGATGATGTCCCGTGAAAAAACAACATCCAGCCCCACTCTGGGCAGAATCTATCAACATGTGGCTCGACTCACTGAAGGCGGCGGGCTACTCCACCAACACGCTCAACACGCGGCGCTGCCAGATGAGCGCACTGTCGCGGGCGCTCGGTGGCGACCCGAGGGACGTGGAGGGCGACGACCTGCTCGCCCACTTCGCCGGCAAGGAATGGAAGCCCGAGACACGCAAGGGCGCGAAGAACGCCTGCGTCAGCTATTTCCGATGGCTCAAAGCGTCCGGCCGCAGCGAGGCCGATCCGAGCGAGTTCCTACCCACCGTCAAGCGTCCCGAACCGCATCCCCGGCCATGCCCGGACGTGGTCATACTCACCGCACTGCGCAAGGCCACGGACAGCGAACGGCTCATGCTGCGTCTCGGCGCGGAATGCGGTTTAAGGCGCTTCGAGATAGCGAAGGTGCACAGCCGCGACGTCATGCGCGACCTCGTGGGCTGGAGCCTCGTCGTCGTAGGCAAGGGCGACAAGCAACGCATCGTGCCCATCGGCGACGACCTCGCCCTGCTGATCCGCTCCGCCCACGGCTATCTGTTCCCCGGCCGGTGGAGCGGCCACGCCGAATCATCCTACGTCGGCCGACACCTGAGCGACCTCTTGGGCCACGGATGGACGGCCCACAGCCTGCGCCACAGGTACGCGACCACGACCTACGCCGCCACACGAGACCTGCTGCTCGTCTCCAAGCTCCTAGGCCACGCCTCGGTCGAGACCACGCAACGGTACATCGCCATGCCCGACGACCGGCTGCGCGCCGCCGTGGAAGCCACACGCCTCGCCGCCTAGGAGGATCACGATGTTCCGTTTCCCCGACTTGATTATGGTACTAAATTATGGTACCATAATAAGCATGATCGAATGCGAACCGTCAGCCTTCAAGCACTGGCTCACACAACCACAGATCGACTACATATTCCGGCATCCGGTGGCCGTGTTCGAGGTGCAGTCGAGACACGCCGGCGACAGGGTCATGGCGATCCTCGGATACCCGGACGAGTTCAGGGAACGCCCCGTGGAGCTGCTGGTATCCCAGCGCACCCGCAAGGTGTTCCACGCGATGGACTGCCGCCGCGAATGGCTCTACAAGTTCGACGACTAAAAACACCAAGGAGGACATCATGAGCAACGAAACAGACTGGGACGAGCTCTCGGACGAATACACCGAGCACACCCCCGCCATCATCGGCGAGACCATCCGCCCGCAAAGGGCGATCACGATGGATGACATCGACGACATCTTCGCCGGCCGCCCCCTCGCCGACCAGCCCCGCCGGAAGGCCGACGTGCTCTACAAGGCATACCTCACGCCCGACATGGACGCACGGGTGCGGGCACAGGCCGAACGAGAGCACATCGGCAAGAGCGCTCTGATTCGCAAGGCGCTGGCCGCATACCTGACCGCCAATCAGGCACAGCCCGCGATGGCCTGACCCATATACGACGAAAAGCCCCCGAACCATACCGTGAGTGCGGTAGGTTCGGGGGCTTCTTGTTATTCGGTCTTGGATGCCTTGGCCTTGAGGGTGCTTGCGCCGATGACGACGCCGATGGTCAGGGCGACGGCGTTGATGGTCGTCGCGGCCGGATCGGCCCATGTCCAGCCCCATACGGGGCCGAGGCTCATGGCGCTCGGCACGGCCAGAAGAGTGGCGGACGCGCTCGAGATGA